CGCCACTGAACCCACTATTAATATGTGGTTTCAGCTGGGTATGGCTGAAATGCTATACCCGCGACTCGTTTCGCATTTCGGGATTGATATCCGAAAGGGAACTGGCGACAAGATTGTCCAACAGGACATCAACCGCGCGATGGCTCGCATCGGATCTGTCACCGGTGGTCTTGCGACCATCGATATGGAGTCAGCATCAGACCTAATCAGTCTGCCACTTGTCAGGCGTTTGTTCCCGAAAGGGATGCTTGACTGGTTTATGCTGCTCCGCAGTCCGCACGTCCGACTTCCTTGTGGGCGTGAAATCGAGCTGCACGCATTGAGCACGATGGGAAATGGTTTTACGTTCCCATTGATGACTATGCTCTTTGCTGCCATCATTGCTACGGTCTATCGGCACATGGGTATCCCGCTTAAAAGGCGGGGTGCCGCGGAGGAGCGTAACTTCGGTGTTTTTGGCGACGATTTAATCGTCGTTACCGAAGCCGTCCCGCTGCTGAAGCGCGTGTTGTCACTATGTGGCTTCCGCGTGAACCATAGCAAGTCCTTTGTTGAGGGACCGTTTCGGGAGTCTTGCGGGGCCGACTTTTATCTCGGCAATCCCGTGCGAGGCGTGTACATTAAGCGCCTTGCATGTCCCCAGGACCTCGTTGTAGCAATCAACAGCTTAAACCGCTGGAGCGCTATGACCAATATCTTCCTTGAAGGGTTAGTCTCCTTCTTGTATGGTCACTTGCGACGCTCGTTGAAGCAGCCCGTGCTGTATGGGCCGCCAGACGAGAATGATGACGCATGTGTTCACGTGCCGCTAGACATGGCACGTGGAACCAAACACATGAGTCATGGCGTTGTCTCTTACGTGCGGTGGATTGCACGGCCAACCAAGGTTTTATTTGACTTGGATGGTGACAACGTCACAGCGGTAGGCGGTAGGGTGAGCCGCAGGTTTAACCCTTCGGGGGTATACCTCGCGGTGCTCTACGGTGCGTTAAGGGGCCCTAGCCCCGACTACGAGCGAAATGCTCGGAAACGTGGCCAACCGGCCAACGTTGCAGTCGGGTCCGTTCAGGC